AATCCATCTTGAAATCTCCACGATGCAACATGCGCATGTCTTCAAGTGGTTTCCAACGTGCTTGAGCTGCTTCAACCCATTCAGTAGGAATAACTTGCCAAGGGTCATCTTCAATACCCGCACCGAAATCGCCGTATAACATTTGTGACCTCAAAGGTTCAGGCAATGCTTGTAAAGTACTCATGTAGCCTGTTTCCATGTAGTACTTGTTATCGGTTACACGTGCAGGAATGAACGTGCGTGAAGTTGGTTTAATGATGTCTTCGAGGGCGAAGTCTTTCGGGTCGAAGTCATAAACAATTTGTTCATCAATAATGACAAAGGGCTTGTTGCTTTCAACTTCTTGTTCTTTGCCATTCACATTGGCGAACCAACGTAATTCACCGGGCTGTGCAGGGTTCGGGTAGCCTTTCTTAATCCAAGGTGCAAAGAAATCAATTACCCATCGGCCTTCAGCTGTAGTAGGCGGGTTAAAGGTCAAAAGGCATTTAGGTTTAATTGTTGGGTCACTGGTACGATTCCAACCCATAATGAAACGTGCTTGGCCCTCACGAATTTCTGTAGCTTCGTCCAATGCTTTCAAGTCATGCGCACGGCCCTGCCACCGTTTTTCATCACCCGGATTATCTAAGCCGCCGAACTCAATCAAACGGCCCTTGCCCAGATTCCAAAAAGACTTTTGCGAGTTGTACCCGTTCTTGTGGCCTAGAATTTCTTCACCACGTTGCACAATACCGTCTGTCTGAGCCTTCTCTTTACGCACAACCAAACTACGTTTATGTGCAGTAAGACATGAGCCGATAATCAAATCGGTCTTGCCCCCACCCGCTGCACCGCCGAAGCCGATAATGTCGGCATCCGATGTATAAGCAGCCATTTGCGGACCTTCAAGCGGGAACCATACAGGCGCATTTGCAAGAATCCTGCTAATAACTGCACGT